AAACTTGGTTTAGTATTTCATTTTTTAATATTAATAACTTTCCAAATAATGGTTTTATTGTTAAGCAAAAAGATGAATTTATAGATAATGAAAATGTTCAACCTAAAATAAGTTATTTTTCTGTAGATACAAATACTATCTATCCACCATGTTTAGAATTTAAATGGAATGATGTCACTTTTAATACTGGTTCTTCAACTAACACTGTAATCACTGCTTCTCAATTTGTTATTACTATAGGAAATAACGCAAATGTTTTTTATCCTGAAAGTATAAACAAATTTAGAGTATATTCTCGCCCTGAATATCCGGCTAGAGTATTTTCAACTTCATCATATTTTACACAAAACTATTATTTACCAACTAGTTCATATTATGCTATAAAAGATGCATATACTAATGAGTATGTGATAGATTTTGATACTACTTACACTAAACTAAGTATGGATGAAGTGAGTAGTTATTTTACATTATATATGGATGGGTTAGAACCAGAACGTTATTATAAAATTCTTATTCAAACAACAGTAAATGGTGATACTGTAGTAGTTAGTAATGATAATTATTTTAAAGTAGTAAATGGATAAAATAAATTTAAATAAAAAAGTATATTCCAAAAACCAATACGAAAAAGTTATAGATACTAAATTTTCTCAGCTAGCTATATCTCCCTCAGAAATAACAACTGCTGAACCTATTATAAGTGTTGAAGAGTTTTTTCAGAATTATACTCAATTGTTTTTTCAAATTCCTAAATTGGGTGAGACTAATTCTCATGAATATTTAATAAAAACTAGTTCTGAGTATATAAATATTGACTTAATAAATAATGATATTCAAGCGTTGATTGATGAGATAAATATCTTACGACAGCAAAATTTAGAATTAAACCAACAAATTATAGATCTACAATCTAAATAAAAATGGAAAGAATAATAAATATACAAAACGTAGATCCTGAAACTTTTCAACTACAAACATATACTGAAGAAGATACATCTCTTATCTCAAATACAGAAATAGATATAGTTTTTGATCCAAGCCAAGATTATTTAGAGTACTTTATTTTAGACTTAAACCAAAACATATTATATAGTAACACAGCTGGATATCCTCGCTACCAAATTCAAGATAATAATGTAGTTATTGATCCTCAAAAAGATTTAGAAATACAGGGGTTTGTAGAAGGCCAATATTATACAATATATAATTTTTTAAAACGAAAACTATCATCTTCTCCAAATCAAGTTCTATATATTCAAGATATAAGTACAGATAGAACAGAATTAAGATTAAATACTACTCAAATATCTAATTTAGATATAGTTGAATTAACAACTCAATTAGCAGTTGATATTAATGATGCTTCTAAGTCATATCAAGATTTTTACTTAAATTTTGGTAATAACAGATTAATTATAGCTACAAATATAGCTTTAGACAATACAACCCCAGATGATCCTACAGTTCTAATTAAATTATATGAACCTTTACCTAATGAATTTACATATCAATCTCAATGTTGGGTAGTAGAACAAGTAGCAAATTCTAAAGCATATCAAATAGAACTGCTTACGGTTTTTAGTGTTGATGAACCATTAAATTATCTTCAAGGCCCAAACTACAATTTAAATATAAATGACCAAACAAATAATTCAACATCTTATCAAAATTATAATGGATTAACACAAAATACATCTACATTAGGTTCAGGAAGTTTATTATTTCAAATAAATAGTTTATTAATTGAAAAAGGAATAGAAATAAATATAGATTATACTGATTACTCTGAATTTATTCATTTTTCATCAGCTTTAACTAGGTTAGAAAATTTTTACTATAAGTTATCTCTAATTGAACAATACACAGTTAGTAGTAGTTTATCTAATACTACACCAAATAATAATTATATTTCTAGTAGTCAAATTATTTGGGATAATAAAATAAATGATATCATCACTAATTTTGATGGATATGAATATTATTTATATTTTAGTTCTGAGAGTCATGCTTGGCCAAAAACCAATTCAACTCCACCATATATAAATTATTCTACCATATCAGCCACAGCTATCAATTGGTTTACAGCTCAATCTACATCGGCTTCATTATATGACTCAGAAAATAATAATGCTTTAACAAATACTATTCCTTCTTATTTAAAAGAAGATCCAACTAATCTTCAATATGAGTTATTTTTACAGATGGTTGGACAAAATTTTGATAATGTTTGGATATATTTAAAAGATATAACTAACAAATTTGACGCTGATAATAGATTAAATTATGGTATATCTAAAGATATTGTAGCTCAAGCTATTCGAGATTTGGGAGTAAATCTATACCAAAATAATTTCTCAGAGTCAGATATTTATGCTGCTTTAATAGGTTTAACAGTTTCTGGAAGTACATTATTAGTCCCATACGCTACAAGTAGTTTACCAACTCCTACAGGATATGAGTATATAAATACTTATGTGACTGCATCTAATACTCAAGAACCATTAGATGATGTCAATAAAGAAATATATAAACGAATTTACCATAACTTACCAGCTTTATTAAAAAAGAAAGGTACCCCTGAAAGTTTAAGATTACTAATAAACATATATGGTATTCCTGATACTATATTTAGAATAAACGAATTTGGAGGTAAATCTAATGATATAACAAATACTTGGGATAATTTTCAAAACCAATTTAATTATAGTTTTACAACTGATGGAACAGGATATGTATATATTCCTACGAAAAATTCAGGTTTTGGAGGTACATTACAAGGAGCATACATGTTTAGATTTAAAACTTCTGGAGTCCCAATCACCACAGGATTTTCACAAAGTTTATTAAGATACGAAACATCAGTAGGAGATGTATTCACTGTTGTACTAGAATACACAGGTTCAGGATACGCATCAGGATCTTATTCTGGATCAATTATAGATCCATACTATCAATATGGAACATTAAAATTACTAAGAAGCACAAATTCAGCTAGTTTATACTTACCGTTTTTTGATGGAGGATGGTGGTCAGTTTTAGTTAATGCTTCTACAAATACTGGAATAGTAGATAGAGGAATATATGCTGGAAATAGTATATATGATGGATATGATGGTAATAATGTTGGATTTTATGATAAATCTATTGGATTTAGTGTAACAAATAATTTTAATAATTCTCATAGCTTATCATTACCTACTTCTGGTTCTTTAACACTAAACGGAAAGACATATACTCCATTTTCTGGATCTTTTCAAGAATTAAGATATTATAATACTTATTTAAGTGAAAGTACATTTTATGATTTTATAATGAATCCTTATTCAATTGAAGAAAACAAAATAGGAGATTATGATTCTAAAACATACTCCCTTAAATTTAGAGCACCATTAGGATCAGTTTTAGATAATAATACAAGTCAAACTACCCGAACATCTATTCATCCTTCTGTAACCGGATCTTATTCTTCCGTTTCTTCTTTTGTTGTAGGAAGTTCATATTATTTAAGCGGTTCATTTACTTTTGAACCCAATACTGAAACAACATATCAAGATCAATTCTCAGCGGGTATTAAAAACGCTATCACTGAAAAAATAAAAATTGTAAACACAGTATACCCATCTGGAGATACTTTATCTCCATACATTTCTATACAACAAACTTCGCATGTAAGTGAAAGTTTTAATAAAGATATAAATTATGTTGAAGCAGGTTTTTCACCTCAAGATGAAATTAATGATGATATTATATCTCAACTTGGCTCTTTCAATATAGGTGAGTATATTGGTGATCCAAGACAAGTATCATCTTCATTAACATATTATCCTGATTTTAATCGATTAAGAGATAGCTATTTTACAAAATATATAAGTAATTACAATTTGTGGGATTACATAAGACTTATTAAATTTTATGATAATTCATTATTTAAAATGATAAAGGACTTTACACCAGCTAGAACTAGTTTAGCAACAGGAATAATTATAAAACAAACACTGTTAGAAAGGAATAAATATCCTTTACCTCAAGCAACAATTAATAGTGAAGTTACATTTGTAGGAAGTCCAACAACCAGAACATTAAATATAAAATATTAATGGCTTTACAAGATATAACAATAACCGGTTCAATCAATAGCATACCTACTCAATCGTATGGGCAGAAAACATATCTTTCATCTACTGATGACCAGTCATTTCCTTTAGAACAAATAACAGGAAGTAATGGTGGGGCTTTACCTAATTTTAACGGACAATATTCAACAACTGATTTATTTGTAAATATAACTCAATCATGGGTAGTGACAACTGATACTAAAGTAGGTTTAGTGACATCTGTTCATGATACTCAAGATGAATTTATAAATGGAGAATATAGTGGATCTGATTTAACTGTAACTACTCAAAGATTAACAGATGAAGATTGTGTAGAATTTTTAAATATCAATACAACTGAAATATTTTATGATCCTTTTTTCTATAGTTCAAATGTTACCTCACTACCCACATTTTTAGATTTAAATACATCTCCAAATGCTGGGCAAATATATTTATTTTGGAATTATACTCCTCCAGATGTAACTTTTGGAATAGAATATGGAGTTAGTAATCCACCTGAATCCCCAATCTAACAATTAAAATAATAAGATGTCTACAGCTATAGCCACAGGTAATATATCATATGTAAAAATTAGTAAAGGTAATTATGATATCTCGTTACAAGAACTAAATAATTTGCGTATCAAATTTAGTGATTTAGGTATAATAGATTTTCCTATACTTTCTATAACAGAGTATCCTACATATTTTTTATACCAAATATCACCCCCAGCAGATCTTGGCAGATATGATAATAGATTTAAATCTCCTACTAACCCTAATACTAGTGCCGGGATCTATTCTTTACCTCCTAATACTTCGTCTCCTATATTTTTTGGATACACAAATACAACAGGAAGTATAGGATCTAATGGATTTTATTCATTTAGAGATAGTTATTTACCTGTAGCGATTAGTTGTTCATTTGCTGTCACTAAAAATAATACCCAAACAGGAAAAACCTTTAATATAGTATTTACTAGTTCAGCTGGAGTAGTTAGAGAACAGATTTTTACCTTACCCCCATCAGCAGCCTCTTATTTATACCAAACTTCATTTTCATATGTTCCTACATCTAGTGGAGCATATATTCCTGCTAATTTAGGTATAGCATTTGCTAGCAGCTCATTAGGTATAAATTTAGATATATCATTAGTTAGTATTGATTTAACTATTAATCAATATAAACTAAGATCAATAGATAATAATATTTTAAACTATTACACCTCAGCATCTAATAATACAAACCAATCTGGTAGTATAATAAAATACAATTCAGTTGCTGGAAATACTTTAAATTACTTAAATATATCTTCTGGAATTTATACTTCTGGAGACACACCTAATATTCCTGTAATAATAAGTGCGTCTGCTGTTTTAAACTCTACAATAGGCACCTCAGATACTGAAATAGTATTATATAATTTAAATCAAAACGGTTTATTAGGTACCCCAGTGACTGGATTTTCATCTACAGCTATATCTATATCACCTGGAGGAAGTGGTTCAGTGTACTTATCAGGAAGTTTTGTTCCTATAGAAAATAGTAGATATGTTATAGCTATTAATGATGATTCTCCGTCTCCCGCAGATATAACTGCTTCGTATGCTAGTTTTTTAGTTACTCAATCTATTTCTCCTTATACTAGTTCTAATTTAACAGTTTTAGAACCATTTTTTGAATCAAGATTTACTAATAGCGATTGTGATGTATTAATGAATAATGCTACTAATCTTGAGTATGATAATTTATTTATGAAAGTAAATTATGAAACTGGACAGTTTATCCCAACAAATCAAGAAGAAATTCTTAATTATATAGCAGAAAAAGCTCCAGTAAAACCATACAATTATAATTTATTAAGTCAAATTCTACCTAGATATAATGGAGTTAGAACTACGCAACAAGAAGAAAATAAATGGACAGAAGGAGACTCAGGATACGGAAAATCTCCATCAGTACAAATATTAAGTAATTATATAGCTTATTTTGAGTGGATAGGAGGTACATCACCTGAATTAATAAATAAGTCCGCAGCATATATTAAATACTTAATTGATAAAGATGGTAATACATCTGTACCTTCATTTTCAAGCCCATATTATTATAATTTAATAGATAATTTTGAAACAAATAAAAATGTTATTTTATCATTAAATACTACTGAAGGTTCAAATGCTTATAAAGATACAGGACCTGTTCCTATAATTAGGGCGGGAGCACTACCAATGCCTATTTTAGCTTCACAAACAAGTAGTAACGCTACAGTAATAAGCCCAATACGTTTTATAACATCATCTTTAAGTATCCCAGATTATAGTAACTTCTTTTATCATTCAACAGGAGTTAGTCCTAATATTAACTCTAACACAACCGCAGTATTACCGTTAGATACTGAAAGTATTTCTAGTCCTAATACAACTCTTAGTAGTAATACAATCGAAATAGATACCACATCTAATAATACACAGATTCGTTTTTTACTTTGGAGTGATACATTTATAAATCAACTAACCGGAGGAACAACAGCTGAATTCGCTATTAACTTTCAAAAATATAATGGATCAACATGGGACAATATGGGAACATATACTGAAACATCTATATTAGCAGGTAACCCACAACTAGCTAATCCTGGATTAGCTAATAGTTATTTATCAGATAATTATGGAGGAGGTTTATCAACTTTACCATTCATACCTCAAGATAATGACCAATATCGAGTTGTCATCACAAACTTATCTCCTGTAGCTACTCTTAGTGTTTTAGATTATAGCATTTATTTACTTCAGTCTCCAAGTTCTACTACAAGTATAACATTCCCTACTAGCCCATATTTTACAACAGGCTCTAATTCAAAATATATTTTAACAGGATCTGATTTTAATACATTTTATTATCCTGGCTCTCCACTTACTCAACAAGAGATAACAGGTTCGGGATATTTTCCATTTTTACCATTTGTTATTAAACCTAATGATCAGATTAGATTTGAAGGAGATGAAAATCAAGTATATAATATTATAGAAGCAGTTCCCGTTTCTCCCACTAATACTAATTTTCATATAATTTTAGATAGAAATGTTATAGATGGAACCAACATTAATTCATTCTTAATTCGAAGATTAGACCCAAATCCAAATTTTGTAACATTAGATTATAATACTGCTACTAATTCTGTGGGAAAAGGATTTATGTTACCACAATATGCTACTAATGAGTTACAACAAAATTATAATAAGATAATTGAAAAACTTAAAACAGACGGACTTATATAATATAAAAAACGTATCTTAACAATATTTATAATAAATGGTTGGAGTATATAAAATAACAAATCCAAGTGGTAAAATATATATAGGACAATCTGTTGATATTTATAATAGATGGAATAAAAATTATTAAACATTAATGAAAGGAGTATTAGTAATAACTTAATAGGGCTAAGTAAACAAACCAAAAATAAAATAATCTTTAAATATAAATAAATAATGGGATATCTCTCAAATGCAGTCATTACCGTAGACGCAATTTTAACAACAAAAGGAAGACAATTATTAGCAAAAAATGATGGATCTTTTAGAATAACACAATTTGCTTTAGCAGATGATGAAGTTAATTATACATTATATAACCCAAACCACCCATCAGGATCCGGATATTATGGGGAAGCTATACTGAATATGCCTTTACTAGAAGCATTTCCTCAAGAAACTCAAATAATGAAGTACAAACTTACTACATTACCTAGAGGAACAGCCAAAATGCCTATATTAGATCTAGGATACTCAGCTATCGTGATTAAACAAGGAGCTTCACTTGCAATTACTCCTCAAACATTAAATTACTTTGGAGGTAATACATTTGAAACATCGGGATACACAGCTACTATATCAGATGTAAGATTATTTAGTTCATTTGATGGTGTAGGAATTAATACACCTGCTGCTCAAGCTTTAAATTCAACCACAACCTTAGGTACTAATGTATCTAAAACAGTTGTAGGAACTACTATCAATATTAGAGCTACTACTGTAAACACTTTATTTGGTTCAAACTCTCAATTACAAGCAACATTAACTGTAGAGGGTAGAGATAGTGGAGCCAGAGTAACTATTCCTGTAACTGTAACAAAAATATCATAATATATAATAAAACATGTCATTTAATCGTTTAGCCCCTGAAGATTTTGTTGTTAGCTCAGACTCAATTACAGCCACATTGTGGTCAGATGGAGCTGTTGCCTTAAGCTCATTTTATAGTTCGTCTACACAAGAAGCAGGCTCATCTGGAAATTTTTATTTAAATGTATATCAAACTGCTTCTAATGACCCATCAGCTGAGATTCAATTTGCTATAGCTTACGGAAATAAGAAAGGCAGCGGCAGTGCATTTTATAATACCGCTGTTGTGGGAGTTTCTCCTACTAAAACAACATATTCTCAGTACCAAAATTTAATATTGGGAGATGAGAATACAGATTTTATATTTGGTAACATAACATCCTCAGAATTTTGGGCTTTATCTATAGATAGAACACGATATAAAGAATCATTATTTCCTGGTTCTTTGATACTTCGTTTATCTGGTAGTAATGGACAATTAACATTAACCGATAACAGTCAAGTTACTCCATCAATTACATTTAATGATGCTGGTAGAGTATTTCAATTAGTTAGTGGATCTCAAGGAACTGTATTTACTGGAGTAAATTCAAATGGGTATAGTGTATCATCTGGTTCATACGGGTGGGTTCTTCCAGATATAGGAACTATTTTACTAAATCCATTAGCATTATCTGCATCTATATCTTTAGCTTCAAGTCAATCATATAACTCAGATGGTCTTAATAACAGAGCAATATTAAATGCTCTTAATAGACCTTCTATTCCTTATTTTCAACTAAATAGTCAAGAAACTATTTCTTCAAATTATATATTTATTAGAGCTAGAAACGCAGAATTTAATTATTCTGAAAATCCAAGTTTTATATCTGGTAGTACAGGTGAAGTAGTATTTAATTCATTTATTAATAATCCACAAACATTTCCAACAACTGTTGGATTATATAACGATAATAATGAATTATTAGCTGTGGCTAAATTATCAAGACCGTTGTTAAAAGATTTTACAAAAGAAGCATTAGTGAGAGTTAAGTTGGACTTTTGACCTATCATAAATTTTTACATATTTATAATAATTGTAATAGAAAAACTGAATGGGAGCTTATAAACAACTTTTAGCCTCTGATATAGTTGTTACTCCTTTTGAAGTAAATAAAGGATTTACATTCAAAGGAGCTCCAGCTATAACTGGGTCTAATGTAGGGATTGATAGATTTTTAGGTCAAAATATTACTTCATATATATTCAATCCTAATTCAGACCCCACAACAGGAGAAATTAGTACTCAATATCAAAGACTAGTATATAACTCAGTTAAAGAATTATATTACTCTAATTATTTAAGTTCAAGTTATGGAGATTTAGTAAGTCAACCCATTTTAATCCCTGGTAGAGATACTGAAGGAGATAGATTAGTTGGAGCAGTTAATACACCTGCTTATGATAATTATCTTCAAACTACACTAACTTATTCTAAATTTTTCCCAACATCATCTAACAGTGTTATAGGTATAATATCAATACCGGTTCGTATGTTTGGTGATTATATTAAACCCAATTCATTTATATTTAGTGCTGAAAGTGGTAGTTTAATAGATGATGGTGAAGGAAATATTTTATATATAACTGGTAGCTCTACAGGAACAATAGTAGGAAATATTTTTTATGGGCATGGTTTAATAACTATAACAGGAAATGAAGTATACTTAACTGGAGCAGCAATTTACGGTTCGGCTGTATATGGTGGAACAACCTATGGATTAACTTCAAATTTTGATGATGATTTAATTAATTTTATCGCATCACCCAATGCTACTTGTTCATTTTCTAGTTCATATAAAATATATGAAACTCAATATAAATGTACTATTAGAGAAAACGAATATAATTTTACATTAAACCCAAGTGTTATCTCAGGTAGCACAGATGGTACTCCTTATGGATTTGTAACTGCCTCATATTTTTCTCCTTATATTACAACTATTGGATTATATGATGAACAACAAAATTTATTAGCTGTAGGTAAATTAGCTCAACCATTACCTTCATCACCAACAACAGATACAACAATATTAATTAATATAGATAGATAAATGTGGTTATATAAAGATAAAATTATAGAAAAACTAGAAGATTTTCCTAAAGATACTGTAGGATTTGTATACCTTACTACTCATATTCCTAGTGGTAAAAAATATTTAGGTAAAAAATCATTATTTCATAATATAAAGAAAAAACTTACAAAAAAAGAATTAGCAGAACAATCTGGTCCTGGTCGTAAACCTACTACCAAAACAACAAAAAAAGAATCAGATTGGAAAACATATTATGGTTCTGCTAAACCAATTGTTGAATTGATAAAGGATGGTAAACAGTCGGATTTTACTCGTGAGATTCTACAATTGGCTTTTGATAAAAAAATCCTTACTTACTTAGAAAACAAGTACTTATTTACATATGAAGTATTAGAACACCCAGAAATATGGATTAACGATAATATAGAAGGGAGATACTTTACAAAAGATTTTATATCTTAAATTAGTTTTTTAAAAAAATCTTTCATATATTTAAAAATATGATAGATGCTTTGATATATTTGATAGACTCTGTTTTAGGTACAGGTAAACCAACTTCTAAAGGTAATCGAGCCTATTTTTGTTCTGAATGTAAACATCATAAACAAAAATTAGAGGTTAATTTAGATGAATCATCATCACATTTTCAATCATATAACTGTTGGACTTGCGGATTCAAAGGTAAAAAATTAACTACTCTATTTAAAAAATTAGAAGTAGATTATGATAAAATATCTCAACTAAAATTATTAGTTAAATCATTTTCTAAAGAATCTAAACAAGAGATAACACTTACTGAAAAAATTTCTTTACCTAAAGAATTTATATCATTAATAAATCCACCTAGTAGTCTTACAGCTAAACACGCCTTATATTATTTAAAAAATAGAGGTATTACCCAAGACGATATTATAAAATATAACATAGGTTATTGCGAATTTGGCGTATATTCAAATATGATCATAATTCCATCATACGACGCGAAAGGAAATCTTAATTACTTTATATCGCGTAATTTCAACAAAAATTCATCAATAAAATATAAGAATCCTAACATATCTAGAGACATAATAGGACTTGAACTTTTTATAAATTGGGATGTTCCTATAATACTATGTGAAGGAATATTTGACGCTATGACTATCAAAAGAAATGCCATTCCTTTATTAGGTAAAACTATTCAACCTAATTTAATGAAAAAAATAATAGATTCAACTGTTGAAAAAATATATATAGCTTTAGATAAAGATGCTATTAAACAAGCATTAAAATTTTGTGAAGAACTAATGAACGAAGGTAAAGAAGTTTATCTAGTTGATTTACAAGACAAGGACCCATCAGAGATGGGATTTAGTAAATTTACAAATCTTATTCAAAATACATTACCATTAACATTCTCAGGATTACTTGAGAAAAAATTTCAATTAATATGATAGAAAAAGGCCAATCAATTCACAAAAAAAGCATTAAAAGAATACTACAAGTAGATTCTGAAAGTAAACAAGTTAATTTTTTAGATACTCGTTTTTATAAAAGAAACGAAGAGTATTATCCATCTATTACAAGCGTGCTACAATATTTTCCTAAAGGTAAATTTTTTGAAACGTGGTTAAAAGACGTGGGACATAATGCTGATATTATAGCAGGTAAAGCAGCAGATGAAGGTACTCAAACTCATAATTTAATAGAAAAATATCTAACAGGTGAAGAAATTAATTGGTTAGATCAATATGGTAATGCTATTTGTTCTCTTAATGTTTGGCAAATGGTACTAAAATTTGTAGAGTTTTGGACAATCGAAAAACCTGAATTAATTGAATCTGAAATCCATTTATTCTCAGATAAATATAAAATAGCTGGTACTTGTGATTTAGTTGTTAAACTAAGAGATAAATTATGGATTTTAGATATTAAAACATCTAATAGTTTACATACATCTTATGATTTACAGCTAGCTGCTTACACAGAATGCTGGAATGAATCGTTTGAAGAAAAAGTAACTAACACAGGTATTCTATGGTTAAAATCTTTAAAACGAGGTGAAGATAAAAAAGGTAATAAAATTCAAGGTAAAGGTTGGGAATTATATGTTTCATCTCGTCCAATTAAAGAAAATTGGGAATTATTTACTAAAGTTCATGATTTATATAAACTAGAAAATACAACTGATGAACCATCTTTTAATAAATTTCCTATAACCATCAAATTAGAATCTTAAATTTTTAATATTTTTTAATATTTATAATGGACTTAGACTATCTAAGTCCTTTATTATTT